GAATATTTTAATATAATTAATGCTGCTCGAATCAAAGAAATATCTACTGAGGAAGAATATAACACGGATATGTATTCTCAAGATTTAGATAAAAATTTATTAGGTATTTTAAAGGATGAATTAGATAACTATAAAGAGTCTTTTCACCTTAAAGATTTTACAGATATGATAGAAAAATTCATTGCGGCAGAATTGTGTCCGAAATATGACGTCGTTTTTATTGATGAAGCACAGGACTTATCGCCGATTCAATGGAAGATGTTTGATGTTTTAAAGAAAAATTCCAAGCATATTATCTTGGCTGGCGATGATGATCAAGCTATTTATGGCTGGGCCGGAGCAGATGTTAAAAGATTTCAACGAGAACCTGCAAAAGAAATAATATTACCACAATCCTATCGAGTTCCAAGATTAGTCCAACACATTGCTGACAATATTTTAAGTAAAATACCAGATGAACGAAGAATAAAAAAAGAATGGAAGGCACGAGATGAAGATGGATATGTACATCCTGTCACTTCTATTGAAGATGTACCTTTGCATGAAGGAAAGTGGTTAGTGTTAGCTAGATACAATGATAAATTAATAAAACTTAAACCTGTTCTTAGGGAGATGGGAATTTATTTTGAATATAAAAATAGAAAGAGTTATAAAACAAGACTTTACGCAGCCATACAAAACTACACTCGTTGGACCAATGGATCATTGCTCTCTATTTCAGAATGTAAAGATTTATTTGAATACTTTGGCAAAGATTTTCCCAAAACTGAAGAGAGAATGTATAATCTAAAAGAATTTGGTTATGCCCCTACTCAGCAGTGGTTTGAAGTTTTTGAAACTGAACCTGAGGACAGTTTATATATTAGAGATATGCTTCAAAGTGGTGAAGAATTATCTAAAGATCCTAGAGTTAAATTATCAACGATTCATGCAGCGAAAGGTGGTGAATCGGATAACGTTCTACTTATCTTGGACAATACTAAAACTATCCGGGAAGCTATTGAAAAAAGTCGGGATAAAGAAGACGAAGAAAACAGAGTTTGGTATGTGGGCGTCACACGTACTAAACAAAATTTATATATTATGGCGGCAAAAAAGGAGGATAAAGGATATGACATCGAAAGTCTACAGTAAACAAATTGGAGGAACTCATTACAAAGATATGAAAATCCAACCGAGTGAGTTTATAAACAAGAACAAGTTGCTCTTTGCAGAAGGAAGTGCTATTAAATATATTTGCAGGCATGCATCTAAAGGAGAAGTACAGGACCTAGAAAAGGCTAAACATTATATTGATATGATTATTGAAAGAGATTATAGCCATATAGAAAGTTGGACAGAGGGCTACAATAGACGGAAAAATAAAAAAGAAAGGTGCCCTCATAACTAATGAGAATTCCTAAATTTGCGGCCCAGACAGAATGGGTAAAGCCCACAGAATTTCCAGACCTACGACAAGTAGATGAAATTGCAATAGATTTAGAAACAAAAGATCCAGACTTAATTAAGAAAGGATCTGGTTCTATTATTGGTAATGGAGAAGTTATAGACCTAGAAAAGGCTAAACATTATATTGATATGATTATTGAAAGAGATTATTCTTAATGAATAAAAATAATTACACTTTAAGTATTGATTGTGACTGGGTAAGGTCTCCCTACCAACATCAAGAGCTTCTTTCATACTTTATGAATAAGGTTAGAGATGTTAAAGAAGTTTACTTCTCTGAAGATCATCAGTTTCATTATCCTTATGTTCCTTCTAATACTATCCTGGTTAATATTGATGAGCATCATGATATGGGTTATAAAGATTTTCAATACCAGAACATGGATAGAGGCCTTATAGATGAAGCTTCATGGGTTCTAGGCCTTATTCGTTATAAAAAAATTAAAGGATATATTTGGCTATCGAATTATGAATCAGAGTTTAATATTAATTTGGAAGCTAATTATGCTAAGATAAGACGGCTCCCTATTTTTAAACGTTATTTTGAACTTAAAGATATATCAGACATTACATATAGCAGGATACTAGTTTGTGAAAGTAATGACTGGTCAAAACAAAGCAAGTATGTTTATTATTCCTTAATTGCCATCGCTCAGGCAATGAATAAAAAAATTATTTTTATGGATGATGTTCCTAATCGTAAACAATTATTGAAAGTAGCTGATGCGAATACCCAAATTTGAAGCTCAAACAGAATGGGTAAAACCTACAGAATTTCCAGACCTGCGACAAGTAGATGAAATTGCAATAGATTTAGAAACCAGAGATCCTGACCTTATAAAAAAAGGATCAGGCTCTATTATTGGTAATGGAGAAGTTATAGGCATCGCTGTCGCTACTTCTTTTTACAAAGGATATTTTCCAATTGCTCATGAGGGCGGCGGTAATATGGATCGTAAGAAAGTATTGGACTGGTTAAAAGATATATTAGAGTCCTCTTCCACAAAAATATTTCACAACGCGATGTATGACGTTTGCTGGCTAAAAAAGATGGGTTTTAAAATCAATGGTGACATTGTCTGCACTATGCTGGCTGCAGCCGTGACAGATGAAAATAGATTCAGATATGATCTCAATAGCTTATCGTGGCATTACTTAGGCTATGGTAAAAATGAAAGAGCACTAGCCGAAGCCGCAGACGAATGGGGAATCAATCCTAAATCTGAAATGTATAAATTACCATCTATGCATGTTGGTGCTTATGCAGAACGAGACGCAGAAGTAACCTTGGGTCTGTGGCAAGAGATGAAAAAAGAAATTATTAATCAGGATCTGGAGGACATATTTGATTTAGAAACAGAACTCTTCCCTTGTCTTGTTGAGATGAGATTTAAAGGTGTCAGAGTAGATGTCGAAAGAGCTCAAGTAATGAAAAAAGAATTTAAGAAAGCAGAACAAGATTTATTACATAAAATAAAAGGAGAAACAAACATAGACACGCAGATATGGGCAGCAAGATCAATTGCCAATGTATTTGATGTCTTACGATTAGAATATCCACGTACGGATAAAACTTCAGCCCCATCTTTTACTAAAAATTTTTTACAGGAACATAAACATCCTGTTGTCAACTTGATTGCAAAAGCAAGAGAAATTAATAAAGCCCACACTACTTTTATAGATTCTATTTTAAGGTACGAACACAAAGGTAGAATTCATGCAGAAATCAATCAACTTAGAAACGCAGGAGGGGGCACGGTCACTGGAAGATTTTCTTATCAGAACCCCAACCTTCAACAAATTCCAGCCAGAAACAAGGATCTGGGTCCTAAAATAAGAAGTTTATTTATACCTGAAGAAGGACACAAGTGGGGTTGCTTCGATTATAATCAGCAAGAACCAAGACTCGTAGTTCATTATGCATCACTTTATAAACTACCTTCAGTTTACGATGTCGTAGATTCTTATAAAGAGAATGTTAAAGCAGATTTTCATCAAACCGTAGCAGACATGGCAGAGATTCCTCGATCACAGGCCAAGACAATTAATTTAGGATTATTTTATGGAATGGGTAAAGGAAAACTACAAGCGGAACTCGGTGTCACTAAAGAAAAAGCAGCGGACCTTTTTAATACTTATCATGGCAAGGTCCCGTTTGTTAAACAACTTATGGAGAAAGCTTCCAACAGAGCACAGGAAAGAGGACAGATAAGAACGCTCCTGGGTAGACTTTGTCGTTTTCATTTATGGGAACCAAATAGTTTCGGGATGCATAAGGCCATGTCGCATGAAGATGCACTCAGGGAACATGGACCAGGGATTAGAAGAGCTTACACATATAAATCTTTAAATAAATTAATTCAAGGATCAGCTGCTGACATGACAAAAAAATCCATGTTAGAGCTATATAAAGAAGGAATTATAGCCCATATTCAAATTCACGATGAACTTGATTTATCTATTGAGAACGAAAAACAAGCCCAAAAAATAGTTGAGATTATGGAGAATGCTGTTACACTTGAGGTTCCCAATAAAGTAGACTATGAGTTTGGTGACAATTGGGGAGATATATACGATTAACCAGGAGGAACT